ACAGGCATCAGTGAGAGCGACCCGGTGGATGGCGTGGCGACGTTCACGCTCGAAGGCAAAATGACAGATCCTCGGCTTGTGAGGTAGTAGCATGCGTGAGTTTAGGGATGACCAGGGCAGACCGTGGCAAGTGGCGTTGACCGTCGCTTCGGCTTTGCGTATCCGCGACAACGTCACGGTTGACGTCGTTGACGATGCGACCGGCGAGCGTAAGGCTGTGCCTTTTGACATGGTTGACGCCGCGAACATTTCGCAGACGTTCCAAGTGCTTCGCAGCCAGTACGCCAAGATTGGCGAGATTCTCTATGCACTGCTGACCAAGCAAGTCGAAACCAAGGGACTGTCGCGGGAAGACTTCCTTGACGGGCTGCGTGGCGATTCGCTGGACGCTGCGACGAAAGCGTTAGAGCAGGAACTTGTCGATTTTTTCCCGCAGCGCCTTCGCAAGATGATCTCGCTTCTCGCTCAGAAAATGGACGAGGTCGCAAACGAGATGTTGGATCGAGCGGAGGCGGGTCTGGAGAAGGCGACGATAGAGAGCCTCGCAGGAACGTCTGGGACGCAGTCTGGGAAGCCGCAGGAATTCTCGGAGTCTACCCCGGCGAGTGGACCGTCAGGCAACTCTTCGCCGCTCGTGACAGCCGCCTAGAGCACGACTGGTGGCACACGGCAAACATTCTGGCACAGCAAGCGAACATCAACCGAGACAAGAGCTCACCGAAGGCAGACCCTCGAAAGCTGAATCCGTACGCGAAGAAACCAAAGCCGAGACAGGCGACGCCTGATGACCTGAAACGCCTCTTTGGGCAAGATTGGCAGAAACACGTATGAGCGCGGGAGCAGTCAGAGCCGGCGGCGTGTTTGTCGAGATCGGTGCCGATCCGAGGAAGTTCTTCTCGGCGCTGACCAAGGTCAACAAGTCGCTTGGCAACATGGGCCGCTCACTCGCCTCGGGTGGCGGGCGTCTTGCAGCTGCTGGCATTGGCATGGCGGCACCGATTGCCGCCGCCGTGCAGCAGGGTGCAGCGTTTGAGTCAACGCTGCTGAACATTCGAGCGAGCACCGGGGCGACTGCGGCACAGATTGACCAGATCAAGGCGTCGTCAATGGCGATGTCGCAGGCTCTCGGCGTCGGGCCTACCGAGGCGGCTCAAGGAATGCTTGAACTGCTCAAGGCTGGCATGTCGCTTGATGCCGTCCTTGGCGGTGCTGGTCAGACGGCGATGGAGTTCGCCAAGGTCGGCGAGATGGACGTTGCCCAGGCGGCTGTTGTGATGTCAGACGCCATGAACGTGTTCAAGGTATCGTCTGACGTCGCTGCCAATGCGTTGTCATCGGCGGCGGATGCGTCAAGCACCTCGATTGCTCAGATGTCTGAAGCGTTCTCGATGTCGTCTGCTGTCGCCGGAAAAGCCGGCCAGAGCATCGAGGATTTGTCGGCGACGCTGGCTATCCTCGCCAACAACGGCGTGAAGGGCAGCGACGCAGGCACCAGCGTGAAGACGATGCTGATGCGGCTGATGGCTCCTGCTGGGGAAGCCGCTGACGCGATGGCGGGCGTTGGTCTGTCTGTCCGCAGCTTCGTTGATCAAGACACAGGCAAGATGCTGCCGATGGTCGATATCATCGGAAAGCTCGGCGAGGCACTGAAGCCGCTCGACGAAGTGGCAAAGAAAGAACTGCTTGCCAAGATATTCGGCGCAGACGCAATCCGTGCGGCGTTGATATTGGGTGACGTTGGCGTCACCGGATTTGAAGACATGCGGAAGGCGATGTCTTCCGCTCTGCCCGTGGGCGAGAAGTACAAAATCCTCATGTCGGGCCTTGCCGGTTCTGCTGGCAACGTCCTCGCAGCTTTGCAGCGGATGGCAATCACAGTCTCAGACGCCGTGGCACCGGCTCTCGGCAGCGTCATTCCTTTCATCACTGGCTTCATTGATGGGCTGTCGAAGCTGGCGACTGACAACAAGGAAGCGGTTGCCGGATTTGCGAAGTTTGCCGTGGCTGCCGTCGCGGTCGGCAGTGCGATGGTCGGGCTTGGCGTCTCGCTACAGGTGACCTCGTTCGGGTTCGCTGGCATCGGCAAGGCAGCGATGACCGCCCTGTCTCCACTGACAATGCTGATCGGCGCAGCGTCTGGCGTCGGCAAGAGCTTTGCGCTAGTGGCAATGCCTGCCACGCTTAAACTCGCAAACTCAATCGGCTCGTCGATGCTTGGTGCGTCGGCGTCGGTCCTGTCGTTCTCGACAACTGCTGGCAGTGCGATGGCTGGCTTCGCCACGTCGTCTGCCACGGCGTTGGCTGGCTTCGCTGCATCAAGTGCCGCCGGCTTTATGCGCATTAGCGGTGCCGCCTCGGCTGCCGCTCAAGCGATGTTCCCGGTGTTCTTTACGGGATTCAATCGCGGCATCGCTGCCGGTGCTGGATTCTTCTCGGCGACGCTGCGAGGACTCAACGGCGTGGTGATGGCGTCAAGCACGCTGCGTAGTGCAATGTTCGCCGTGTCTGGCTCTGGCATGGCTCGCTTTGTTGGCGACATCGTCGGCGGACTGACGCTTACGTATAAGTCGTTCGTCTGGTGGGCAACGGGTGCTACGGCACGGATGGCACAGTACGCCGCCAATCTCACGGGTGCTGTCGGCAAAACGATTGCGTCAACCGCCGCGATGTCGGCAGCGTGGCTCGGCTCGGCTGCTCGTGGCGTCGCGGCATTCGTCGGCTCTGCCGTGGTTGGCATCGGCACATATCTCGCCGCTACGGCAATGGCTGTGGCTGGCTCTGTGGCATCTGCCGCTGCGGTGGCAGCGGCGTGGCTCGCGCCTCTGGCACCGATTCTGCTTTTGTCTGCGGCGGCGTTGGGCGTTGGTGCTGCCGTCAAGCAGTTTGGGCCACAGATTGCCGGTGCGTTCTCTGGGCTTGCTGGCTACGTGACCGAGGCAGGCGGTGCGATTGCTGGTGGTTTCTCAACTGCCGTCAGTGACGGAATTGTCGTTCTCGGCGACCTTGCAGCTACAGCCACGACCACATTTAACGGCGTCTACGAAGCCGTCGCCGCCGGTGACCTCGCCGGTGCGATGGACGTCCTTTGGGCTGGGCTCATCGCAGGCTGGCTGCGTGGCGTCGAGGCGTTGATGTCCTACGTTGACCCTTGGGTAGCAGCGTTCCAGGACGTGTTCACTGACATCGGCTCCGGCGTCGTCATCGCCTGGGACAAGATCTACACCGACTCGTCGGCGATTCTGAACACGATGGGTGCGTTCATCATGGGCTTCTTCGACAACATCGCCAACGGAGTCATGGCGACGTTTGACAACCTTGTCGGTGCCATTCAGATCGCATGGACGAGGGTGCAAGGATTCATCACGGGAGCGAAGGACACTGAGCAGCGTGTCTCGGCCATCAAGGACGAGAACGCTGCACGGGCAGAGCAGCGGGCGCAGGAACGACCAGGCGTGAACGCTCGCACGGACAAGGCGGCGGCTGAGAACGCACAGGCAGAGACGCAGCGGCAGGATCGAGTTGGTGCCATCATGGCTGGTGCCGAGGCCGACAAGGCTGCAAGGCAGGAAGAGAACGCACGGCGAGCCGCTGACCGTCGCGCTGGCGTTGTTGATGCAGAAACAAAGCTTGCCGACCTGACGACTGCAAAGCAGGCCGAGCGAGACGCCGCCAAGGAGATAACCGAGGAAATCGCAGTCACCACCGGAGCGTCTGCGGCGTCGCCCAGCGAGAAGGCTGCGACAGCCGGCGCCAGTGCAGCTGGTGCTGACGCGGCAACAAGCAAGAGCGAAGTCGCTGGCACGTTCTCTAGCGTCAACCTCGGCGGCATGGGCTTCGGCTCATCGCTGGCGGAACGACAGCTCAAGACGCTTGAAAGCATCGACAGGAACACGAAGAACGCGCCCGGCGAAGGACAGGTGGCAGCATAATGGTAGACCTCGTTTGGGTAGAAGACGGCGACTCGCGGCAGGCAACGATTGTGCGTCGTGGCCGGAAGGCGACGTCAACGATGTCGAGGTCTTACAAGGTCTTCGGCACTGCCGACGATAGGGTTGTTCACTCTGCTGTCAACACGCAGATCAGCACAGTTGGCTACGGGTGGCAGTATCCCGGCGTGTCAGGAGCCCAGCTATGGGCCGAGAGCTATTCGATCTCCTTCCTTGGCGACAACGCCTGGCAAGTCACGATCAACTACGAGAAGACGGGGGCAGAGCCAGCGGAGACTGACCCGCTGAAGCGCTCGAGGTCGTTTGACACGACCGGCGGGACGCAGCACATAACGCAGGCGGCTCAAGGAAGCATCGTGGGCGTCAGTGGCAACGCCGTCACTACAGCAAGCCCTGAGCGGCGATTCCCTCCTAGTGCGCCAATGATGGACGGTGCGATTGGGGTTGATTCAAATGGAGTCAACGGCGTCGATATCGTGTCTCCTCAACTGCAATGGCAAGAGCAGTACGACGTACCCAATGCGTACATCACCAGCGCATACATACGGGGCTTGGCGGGCCTCACTGGGACTGTGAACAACGCATCATTCCGAGGCTTTGCTGCTGGCGAAGTGCTTTTCCTCGGCTGCTCTGGCAATCAGGAATGGGACGATCAGAAGGGACGAGGCCCGTGGTCCCTGACGTATCGCTTTGCGGCATCGCAGAACGTGACCAACAAAACAATCGGCAGCATCGCGGGGATCGACAAAAAAGGGCACGAGTATCTGTGGGTGCGATACGAAGAATCTGTCTCTGGCACTGATCTCATCAAGAAGCCAAAGGCCGTCTATATCGACAAGGTCTACATGGACGGCGACTTCTCCGGTCTCGGCATAGGTACAGCCTAATGCCACGCCCAGACGGACGCCTTGAGCCGGGCCAGCCGCTACGCGGTGCCATCTCGGCCCGTGCGTGGAATCGGGCGCAGGACGCTGCTGACCTTGTGCTAGGGGCGTACGCTGGCACCGAAGGATCTCCCGGCTCGCCGGTGCTCAAGCCGTATACGTGGTGCTTCTGCCGCCCGTCTGTGACCGTTGCACGCTGGGGCGTGCTGGCGATCACTGGCGTGGCTATCACGCCTACGTCGTC